TAAGATAGAATTAAACTGCGCTTTAAACATCTGCTCAGCATACTTATCCTGAATCCCAAGATTAATATCAGAAAGCTTATTTTCAATATCCTGATGAACGTTCTGAAGAATAAGACTTTTATTCGTTTCCTGAGCGTTCGCAACAGACAAATCAGATAACTTAATATAATTACCTAATGTATCACGCTTCATTTTAAAATCAAGATCAAGTAAGCCAGTTTGAGAATTTAAAACACCAGTATGAGCATTCATATTACCAACATAAGCAGTATTAAGACGATCTATCCAATTAGCCTCTGCATTCGTCTTTCGAGCCTGAGCAATGGCAAGTTCATTTTGTGCATACTGACTGATGATAGTTCCTGCGGACATCATACCGTTAGCCATGTTAACATCAGGCTGCATTTGAGCAGCATGCATTTGAGGAGCAGGGGCGCTTTGTAAAGCTGAAGTAGTATTACCTGTTTGAACATTACCTGCAGCAATATAAGGGTTAATACCTGCTTCAGTATAACGTTGCATCTGAGCTGAAGGAGTATTATAAGCATTAGCTTCATGATACATCTTTTCGTTAAATGCATTAGACTCCTGGAAAAGTTGATAATTCATCTGATTAGTCTCACGGGCAATCTGCAGATTAGTTTGGTTAGTCTTGCGATTACTAGCACTGCCCATGGCACCTCCGGCGATAGCTGAACCGGCAGCTATAAGAGCGGGAATTATAGGAAATGGCATAACATTACTATTTTAATTAAAATTACCCCCTACAAGAGTAGGGGGCGGATTCACACAGTATCAAATAATATCACTCAGGGGAACCGGCGGCGTTAGTCGTTGGCTCGGGTTCATTAGTAACATTATTCGAAGTGTCTAACGTAGTACTATCATCAATATTGCGTAGATCATCAACAAAATCACGATAGCGGTCAAGTTCTACAGGATCCGACAAATAACGAGATGGTATAATAGATAATATATCATCATCCGTTAAGTCCTTAGGAGAAGAAACTCCTTTGATCTGAACTAACTGTGATACTATCAACTGTTTTTCAGTATCTGATACCTGACCAGAGAACAAACGTGACAACATATCGTCACGATGACCCGTTAACGGGTTAATAGGACAAAGTGTATTATACAATGTATCATCAATAGGAGAGATACCATTATTTAAGCCGTTAACCTCTAATGGAGGAATTGGAATTGTATAACAATCCTTTGGCATTCTATCTAAATGATTCATAAAGCAAGAAATTAAAGTGAAGACAAACCCGTAACACTCATAGGACGTACTGCCTTAACGTCTAAGAATGAATTAACAATAAAGTGATCAGCTTGTACGGCAGACGTAAGGAAGATCGGGTTAACCAAATTAGGGTTAATATAGAAGTTCCTAGAAGACCAATGAGAGCGATTACCTTTCTTCCGATAATCAGCACCTCCTTTATTTTCAGGAGCAATCTTTTTATCAGTATCACCATAACCAAAATCAAAACGAGGTGTACACCAATAAGAGAGAGATTTACCTGACTCGAAATCACCGAACACAAGATCACGAGCAGTCTTATACTCATTGTAACGAACCTGATAACCTAACAAGTTATTATTAAGTTCGATATCTGAGAAGCCTGCTTGTGTCTGATTCATACCAAGTGTAGAGCAGATCAAATCTGAACCAATCAAAGCCTGATAACCAAGATCAGCGAATTCAGGTTGATAGAACTGTTCACGGGTTAACTTCCTATTGAAAGGATCAAGATAAGAAGCATTATATTCACTCTGTGGAGCGACCGAGTAAATACACATAATAATACCGTGTTCAGTGGAATCGAACTCAATAGTACCACTAGACAAAGATCCTATACCTTTACCACCAAGATCACCAATAGAAGCATGAGAACCATCTGAAGCTGCATTACCGTTGGTAGAAACAACCTCACTAACAACAATGGAATTATCAAAGCCACCAAGGAAGCGAGCATCATTAGCACGACTTTCAGGGACTTTAAAGCCAAAATGCGCCTCTATCTGTGAAGCATAATCTAAACCATTAGCACGGCGAGTAGCTTCTAACATCTTATCAAGTGCGAACGCAGCACGAAGATCATTAACACTAAATGAATTAGAAGAATTAGAAGAGCCATCTAATGAAACAGATCCACTCTTATTATTAGTAAGAATGACATTTCCATTGCCACGTACATACTCAGGGAGGTTAAATATACCATCTGAATAGTTAGGCGTAGGCTTCATGGACGTTAACCAATCCTTAGCATAAGGACGGTAACGCATCTGACAGAATTTAAGAGCAACATCAGGTTCAATGGTCAGATTAGAATCATCTGCATAATCATCCACGTTGAACGAACGAACATCAGAAGGCGTCCAATCCTGGTTACGATAAAAGTCGTTAAAAATCTTCTGATAAGCGAGCAAACGGAATGGAGAGACCTTACATGCATAAGTAGAAGAAGGCTCTTTATCGTCCTTAGAGGGAAGATAAGCAGTAGAAGTAATCAGGTTTTCAAGATTCATGAACTTACCTTTGTTGGTAACTCCATAATTCAACATGTTAAGCAGCTTTGCAGCACCTTCAGAATAATTAAAGCCTTGTGAATCCATATCAGACGTTTTCAAACGTGTAATAAGTTTACCAAGATCAAAAGTAGGTACTGATGAACAAATCTGATTATAATTCGTTGTACCGTTCTTCTTAACACCATTAAGCGCAGAATGTGGGTTATTAGTACCAACTATAAATTGGTCAAACCATTGCCACAAAGAGCGATAAGACACAAAGAAGAAATGATAATACTCTTTCATACGAGCATAAGAAGCAGTATTAAGAGTAGTTGTGCGGACAAGATCCTGAACAGAGAATTTAAAGTGTTCAGACGGGTTAACTTCCCAACAACCAATTGGCAATAACTGACCTGCTTTAGCAGAAAAAATTCTGCGTGAACTAAGATCAAAACCATTACGAGCAAGTCGAGGTTTAGGAGCAGGCATTTTAAATAGACCCATAATAATAAATTTTAAAATTAAACAAACATATATTTATTAAGTATCTCATTAAGTTTCTTATTCTTAAGAGAATCATTATGTATCTTTTGATAACGGGCAACATTTTCAGAGTAGAAATGAGAACCATATTGACGGACATGGTAGAATAACCAACCATTCAAATTACCATCAGCGTCATACAATACAGAAGAATCAAGACAATAAGTAGACATAATGGAACGCCAAGGAGAACAAAGGAAAACTTCTCGCCTACGTGGGAGTTTTCTAATTAAGTCAAGATCAAAGTCTACAAGGTGACAAACGGGATTACCACTATCAACGTAAGAAACTTGATACTCATATTGAGTTTTCAGAAGATACATATCTTTACGATAATAGTAATCTTCCAATGCACAAACAAACATTTCAGGAGTCCAATTATAGCGCTTACAGAAATCCAAGCACATAAGGGAAGCATGTATATCAACATGAGGGTAAGCAGCGTAATCAAACTCAAAGGGTAACAAAGACTTATAATCTAAGCCTTTTTGATCATAGTCATACGCAAGCGCATATATTCGTACTCTTTCAGAATGAGATATACGGCGGTATCCTTTACACTTTGGCAAGATCCTATTTTCAAGACTACGGGGAGGGCAGACAAATTCAAACTCATTTGTGGACTTATTAAGGCAATTTCTTCCATAAGTTCCGTTAATGACATTTTCATACAACGCTTCTTCATCATCCTTACCATACCCGATACAAGGATGTTTACTTGCCAAATGGAATGTAGAGGTAAATTCAGTGCGTAAAAACGACGGTAAATCGCAATCGCCGTTAACATATTTCGCAACGTATTGACTTGCACTACTGTTGACGAGTGAGAAGTCCGTATTACCGTTCTTCCAAGTTTCACGTATAAGGACGTTAAGTTCGTTGTGGAGTATTTCGCTATCGTACCACAAAATGGCATGATAATGCGGACGAAACGTGTTAGGTCCATACTCGGAACAAATGAAGTATCTGATTCTGTATTCATTTCCACGGGGTTTAAGTTTATAATCTATCTTACTGCGTAGACGCTTGAAAAAGTCCTGAACATCTTTTTTACATGGATAAGCAAAGCAAACAGTATCTTCCATACCTACGGGAGGAATAGGACGAGCAATTTCAGAAGATACAAACTTACCATTATCACAACCACGGTTACTACACCATACATCAGTACGAGAACCATCTATATTAAACAATGGTGCATAATAGGGAAGATGATCATTATCATAAGTAAGCGTAAGGAATAAGGAATAACGATGAAAAGAGCACTCAGAATCAATCCTATTTGCCCAAGATGAAGCGTAAGAACTACGACAACGTACACATTTACGACAATTAGTATACAAGAATTCACCAATATAACGATTGTAAATGCGGTGAGGGCGTAAACAAGGATTAATATTACCGAGTGCTCGAGAGAACATAACAACTAAAAACTAACAAATAATTAACGAACTGAATCAGGATGTACTATAACATTAGTAACATGCTGAGATTTTCCTACGGATCCATGATAATGGAACTTTTCTGCATCCATAGAAGAATAACAAGAGGTTAAGTACAAGGCGATTGATACGGCAATAAAACCACCGATAGTAAACTCAAAAAGGGCACGGCCGTTCTTGTCGAGAGAAAAGCGTACGTTCTTCACGAAGTCTTTGACGTTCAGTTTCATTTTTACAAGATTTTAAAGATTCATAAAAGTTAAAGATTTCTAGCGTTTCATGTGGATCAGGACAATCAAGACACATGAAGTCTATACATCCAATAGTATCACAAAAAGGACAATTTACATAACGAAGTTGAGCAAGTTTATATCTATCCATTAAAATTAGTACAGATAAAATCAATGCAAGATGCAAAAGAACGGAATGCAAGATAATTATCTGATACATGATCAGGAAGATTATCATCACGCCAACGTACTACATAAGTATGAACACCGTTACGGGGATCTACGTAATGCTGAATTGTTACTGACATCATTAAAGTATGTCTAGTAGTACGCCATAGCATCGGTACTCGGTCATTTACCATAAGAATAGAATTAATTAAATAATGTTACTTGCGCAAAAATAAATAAAATAATATAATCAACAGTATGTTAACCTAAAATTTAACATATATTTAACACTTAAACAACAAAACTACATTGGATAAAATAGTTTCTGTCAGTTTTTGTGATATTGGTCAAGAGGATGCAATCACGGCAGAATGGTTAAAGCCGTGACACTTCGTGAAACTGATAGAATTTACATTTATTAACAGAGCGGCAGCACATTACATAGAAAGAAGTATTTACGGGGTCGTCGGCATGCTCCTCCGCGCCTAACGGAGTGCGGTTAGGATACGGGGGCTACGCTGTCAAGGCTTATTGCATAACCTTGACGGATTACCGATATACAACAAAAAAGCCACTCCGAAGAGTGACTAATTAAAGAGATTGTAGACTAAAATACAAATACCTAGAATAGAAGCTAAGCAAATGAACAATAGCCAATAATAAAACAAAAATTTTAAGATACGATAAAAATCAATCATAATACATTATCTAAATCCACGAATTGTATGAGGTTTAGGACGAGCAATATTACGAGAGATACCAATAGCAGCACCAGAAGCAAATGGAACAAAACCACTAATCCAACGTACCCAATTATTAGCATTATAATGTTTCTGATCTCTATCAGATGAAATACTTTCATTATAAGAAATATGAGCTTGAGTACTAGCAGTCTTAGCATCACTATGATACGTGTCAACTACATAATTTTGTATCATTTTAGAAGTAGCATTATCAATTTTAATACCAGCAGTACGAGCAGCACTCTCAATAGCACCAGCAACAAGACTTTTTATTTCAGCATTGCCAACCATACGATTAGTATTAGCATTCATACGATTAGTATCAGCATTCATACGATTAGTATTAGCATTTTGTTGGTCAATACCAATGTGCATCCATTCACTAAGAGAATGAACTAAGATAGAATTAAACTGCGCTTTAAACATCTGCTCAGCATACTTATCCTGAATCCCAAGATTAATATCAGAAAGCTTA